TTCTTGATTAAACGACCTGCCCCGTCAGTAGTAGCATTCAATGCGTCATCAGCTACGACTCTGACAAGTCTTAAATTGTTACTGTAGCTCAAGAAGTTAGCCGCAGCGAAATAATGTACGTAGGTGTCTTCATTAGGTTTACCGAACCTTGCTTTCAAGTTTGGTTCCGATGTGACCAATGTAATCTCATCAGATGGACCCCAAACAAACTGACCCACAGCGGCAGCGATAGAAGTCGCTACTGCAGGTGTTCCAGTAGTAAGGTCTATCTCCCTAATAGAGACGCCTGGACTTATTGGAAATGCCATAAAACTCCTTTGTTACAAATCGTCAGCAGTTTGCGTATGTAAAGTATTTAGAAAATTTCGGGTCTTACGATAACCAAGAATCATCACCATCTCGTACCACCATAGTAGGTGGTTCCTTATAGTCATATTCAGAAATTCCGTCATCGTAAAAACCGAATGGAGTTAAGTCATCCCAAGTTGACTGGTCCACATCCTGAAGGAACTCAGCCCTCAGTGAGACCTCAATCAAGTCCTCAAAGTATTGTTGAGAACTCAGCCATCCATACAATAGACAGCACATCACAAGGTCATCAGTATTGCCAGGTTGAGCCTCCCAACTCTTACCCTTTTGACAGAATGCATAGAGTTCTTGTATGAGGTCCACATCTTTGATAATAACCTTGTCGGCTTCCACCATATTTTTAAAGGTGTTTGCTCCGATGTTCTTGGTTATTTGGGTTGTCCGTAAACCCATAGACGCAGACCTTGAGAATCCTGCCGAAATGACAATACCCTCACGACCATTGTGTCGTGTCATAATCATATTCTCGTAACCTATGTCGGTACGTAGAATGTGTCCAACTTGAGAACCCACATCGTTGGTCTCTACCAGAACGTGGGCATCATTGTATTGTTTTGCTATTTGGTTGATAAAGTTTGGAAAAACCAGAGGTGTGACTGTATTGTCCCGATATTTTGCCACAAGCATTGAAGGGAACTGTGAGACATTCCAGACTGTGATAGCCGAATAGTCCTTACCCTTTCCGTGTGATACGTCAGCGGTCAAACAGTATTGTTGTCCATACTTGGGTTCTTCGTAGATGTCTAAACCATTTTTAGAGAAGACAGGGTCTTCCCATCTCAACATAGTGAGTTTGTCAGCGGTGATGAGTGTATCAGAGGAACCGATGAACTCTGTCTCAAACTCTTGACGAAACTGTTCTATTGAAGTGTTTCGTATCTGTTTCTTTCTCCACTTATCATCTCTGCCTGGAACTTCAGACCAATGAACCTCAATGGCATTGAAATCAGACTTCTTATCTACAGCGTCCGTCCACATCTTGTAGAAGTGGTTCATTCCGTATGGAGTAGAAACTACAATCATCTTGGTTTCTTGACCAGAGGTGATAGTAGGATATACTGAACGGAAGAAGTCTTCTGCTATATGGGATTCAACAAAAGCAAACTCATCAAGAAAAACGAGGTTAAAAGAACTACCGCGTATTGCTGACGAGGAAGTAGAGGAACTGATGATAGAACTTCCATTCTCCAACTCAAAGCTACCTTTGTTCCATACACCAACGCCTTGTTGAATCCACGGAGGTAGATGTTCATAAGCAAGTTGGATACGTTGAAGAAGTTCGCGGGAAGTTGCCGCTTTGTTAGCAAGTAACGCAACTTTCTTTGATTCGTTGAACAATAAGTACCAAAGAATGAACGAAATAACTGTGACACTCTTACCACTCTGTCTCCCTACCTTACATATTGTGAATCGGTTATCGTGAAATGTATTTACCATTCTTTTCTGGAAATCATACATTCTAAATTTCACCAGACCTTTATCAAGAGATACAATTTTGATGTACTTCTCGATAAAATATTCAGGGTTTTCCGCACACTTGATGTATTCTTTTATCTGTTTAGCGGTAAACTCTTGTTCTTGGAACTTAGCCTTGATTAGAGGATTCGCTATGTAATTTCTCTGTGTCATCGAATTTTCCTGACTTGATTGCCTTCAATAGGTCCGCAGTTGAACCCACCATTACGTTGTTTTGTACGTTGGTCTGGTTGTTGATGGAAGTACCTTTGGTCTTTTGAACCTTACCATGTAAGTCCACCAGTGTTTCTTGGGCCTCCGTATATTGTTTGAACAGTTGACCAAAAACCTCAAAGGCTCTGGGATGACCAGAAGCCTTTGCAAGTTCAAGGGCCTCCTGCATGGCTTCCGCCTGCATCTCCACCCCTTGGTAAATGTTCTCACGTGCGTACTCAAAATCTGTGTCTAGATTCGGTGTACTGACAGGTCTTGGTTCCATGACCTCAACCTGCCTCTCATTTACCTCATCGAGTCCAAACTCACTACGCAACTCTTCATCATTCATATTGATTTTGCTGGTTCAATTTTTTGTGGTTCTTGTTGAATATGAGGTTGCATTGTTTTCATCTCACACTCAAGGTTTTTGTTTGTCCAGTATTTCAACATATCCTGTCTACCTGCCGACTCTTCCCTAGTCGCATTGTCCGCGTATATAGACTTGATATCATTGACATCAAAGTCTTTTCGTGTCTCATCTGAAACACAATCACATATCATACCTGCAACTTGTGGTGGAAACCTTCTGGCCACCGCGTGACCTTGTATACAACTTTGCCACATCATTCTGATGTCGGCTGTTGGGAACGTACCAGTAAATGGATTTGTTTTTTTGACCTCTATCGTCTTTGTCGTACAACCTACTAACACAAATGCGATAAAGGTAGCTAAAAGTACCTTCATCTATGTCCTTATGTTTCGTCAGTAGGCCAATATGGTGAGTATGGATTTTCTGGAGAGTATCGTGTAATATCCGTTGTAATAGTGTAAGGTTCAAACTCCGTCGCAGCTGCGGGACTAGGTGATATCCTAATCTCTGAATGCATTGCTGGGTCTTCTGCCGGTAAGTCACCGAACGTTCTCACTAACACCTCACGTATTGCACCACCACTATTAGTGATGTCCTTCGTACCAGCGAAGAAATACGCTCTCATCGTAAAACCAAGAGTCCATACCATAACTCTCACACCATCAGCCGTCTGTTCGTATGCATCATCCCATTGAACCGAATCTAGGATTAGCGGAATGTCGAGAGATAAACCTTCCAAGCCTGGGTCAGCACTTTTGAGTAACCTCAATGATGCCGTGAAGTCAGGATGAAAGTTCGGTATTATCTGTTCGACTACTTGAGCTCCATCCTCTGTAGTTTTGGACCAGATATGTAGCTCGAAATTGAGGTCGTAGGGAATGTGCATTGGAACTTTTGTCTGTGCTCCACCCGCTGACATACCTCTAAAATGGTTCAATGGATTCAGTTTTCTTGACAAGTCATACTGAATACCACTGATGAGAAAACCCATTCTTGGGAGAACCACGTTTGGTTTCCTGTCAAGGTTTGGGTCACCCAAAATTCTTTGTCTATAATAGTCTCTACTTGCATAAGTAAGAGGAACTCTGAATCTTGCCGTAGTATTTTTGTCTTTATCAAACCTACGACATTCTATGTTGTTAAACAGAGTTCCAAAATACGCGACATATGTCCGTATCATTCTGTGATAAAAGTATTGTCCGAACATTAGAAGTTTCCGTCGCTAAATGGGTCTATCTCTGAGAAGTCGATGAATGACTCTTCACGTGTAGAGACTTCACCAGTTTCAATATCTGTTACCTGTTCATCCTCACCAATCGATGCAACGTCTTCAAACTCTTCGTTTTGAGCCAGTACATCGGCTGGTGTATCCAGTTCCTCTAGAGGTCTGAGTGCTGACAATGTAGCATCCTCACCCATAAAAGAACCGCCTGGAATGAAAGTAAGTCTTCTAAAACTTCCAGTTGTTGTGACTGTTATAGTAAAGTTGTCCAGTCCGTCCTCTGTCAGTATCTTTCCTTCTTCCGCCTCTAGTATGAGAGGTGACTGGCTGGTATTGGTTGGCTCTGTTCCTCCTACAACGATATCATTTGCACTAAACCCGCCGTTCCTTGGAACTACGACAAGTTTACCAGAATCTTCATCGTGAGAGAGAACACGAGCAGAAGGAGAAGATGTTGTATGATCGTCAATACTAAAGTCACTTGTTTTGTAGATAATTTCTCCACGTGAGAAAGTACCATATCCTTCTTGGGTGGATACGTAACATTCAACTCTTCCTTGAGCGTGGTTGTCCTCAATCGCATCGATCTCAGGAATACCTGTGTTAAATATCTCATTGCTATACTCCAACAAGTCGCAGACCATCTGGTACTGCGGAATTATCCCGCCTGGGTAGAACGGGGCTTCGTGTTCAACGAAAGTAATTTGGAATACCTTCTTGTTAAAAGGAAAATACACCAAGTCACCTTCAAAAGGTCTAGACCTCAGAGTTGACTGAGAACCTGTCTCCATCACCAAAGAGTGTGAGATTCCATCACTCCCTGGCTCCGTAACAATACGATCATTTGTCGAAGCAAACGAGTTGAACTCCATCTTCAACCCATCATACTGTATTTGGTCTGGTTGATACGCACTCTCATACGTATCTTGTACTTCAATAGACTCCCATGTCATCCTTGACATAGTCAGTCTCATTCGGTCCTTTATCTCAAGACCGAACTTAGAATAAAACTCTCCCTCCCCTTCGAAACCATCTGTGTTTTCTATCAGAACAGCAACGTTGAAGGAAGTGTCATATTTCAGCTGTTGGGCTTGACCAAATATTTGGTCTTCCTGAACAGCGTCTTTTCTGGGCAGATAGACGATATCCCACCCACCCAGAAAAATAGTTTCTGCAGTTAGTGAGTCAATAAGACCTTGTTGACCAGTGTCAGAATAAGGTCTCGTGTATGGACTTACTGGCATTCTTCTCCACAAGGGTTATCAGTTGAACATTCGCAATTCTCACACGTACAGTTTTTACATTTGCATTCAGGATTATCACATTCCATTATGACCTTTCTATGGAAATGTCCATAGCTGATGGGTCAAGTGTCAGTGTAAATTTGATTGGTTCAATACCTTCTATACTTGGCATTGACGGCATTGAAGGAACTGAATCATCCAGTGGGTCAGCCATTCTTTCTACCAGTTCAGTCATAGAACCACATGGGTTTGTTGGGTCAGCAGCGACCACTTTGTCTATCATGGTTTTTGCTTCAGGTGGAACGACCTTGTCTACCATATCCATCACGTGTTCTTTTGCAAGGTTACTCGCGGAATCAGCGACCAAACCACCAATTACGTTGGTCAACATAGGTATCAACATTGGTAACATTATGCTCCTTTTTTTAAGTCTCCGATTTCAACCCAATCAGTAGGTTGTTGTTTGCCATTAAAATTTCTCATTTTTAATTTAGAAGGAAGACATCGATATGATGGTGGATTCCCCCTGTGCAATCTTAATATCTTTCTTTTCTCCATTAAACACTTGGATGGTGAATCCATGGGCAAATACTCACTCACTGCCCCACCAATAAATAATACTAAAGCAAATCCTGTCCAAATCACAGTACCTCCTAATGATCCATATTTCCATTACCACCAGATAACTCATACATCTCAGATATTTTAGACTCGACTTCTGTTATACGTCTTTCATAAAATTCCAATGTAAGTTGCTGTTGCTGGTCGAATGGTGCTTTGCCGTTTTCTATTTTATTTACCAACTTCTCATGTTCTTTTGATAAGTGTTCAATGAGCATAAACTGCTCACTGTCAGCAGGTAGACTTCCCATTTCGCCTCTCGGCCACTTGATTCGGAACTCGGTATTTTTCTCTAAGTCAGTTTGCATTAAGACATATTTGGTCTCAATGTCGGATATCCTATTAACCATTTCAAAGTAACCCCAAACTGCCAATGCCGACACTATAATGAGTGTGACAATGTTCCTCAAAGGCATTGCAAGTTCCATATTTTCATTCAATCTTGCTGCCATTTATTACTCCACAAAAAAGTCCATTGGAAGCTCATAGTTGAGTGACATTTCTTCTTCCAATCTAGTCATGTTCTCTTTAGCTTCCGCCATAATTGCGTCGCCGTTCAATGATACACCTCCTGGCAACTGAACACCAACGAGTTTCAT